TATGGCGCAACAGTAATGCGTTTAAACGCTTTCGGCAATGAGCAAGCCGTTGCACAGATTCTTTTTGAAGAGAACGTGAAAAGCGTTAACTATCGCTATGGTGAGAGCGAAACCACGCAGATAGATTACGACCGAGGCGCACCCATTCTTACGGCTATTCAAGCAATCAAGGCGGCTCAGTGCTTGCGTTATCAGTCTTGCGAACATCCAGAATTTGAGAACTCTCTTGCTGATAAGTTTATCGAGGCGATCATCTCTAACGCAATCCCTGACTTAGAAGGTTACGACACGGCTCAATGGGCTATTTATGACAAGGTGGCAGCATGAAAAAGTTTGAAGTTCAATATGTACGAATCGAGCATCAAGTTTATTTTCTTGAGGTGGAAGCTGAAGATGAAAGTGATGCAGAAGATGTAGCGCACGATGAATTTACAGGAAGCGAGAACTATAAAGTTGTTCATGCTGAAGAGTTTATTCAAGATGTAAAAGAATTGGTGGCTACAACATGAGAAAGCCTCCAAGTGGCTTCAAGCCAAGATCATTTGACGAGCGCATTTGTGATCTCGACCATTTGCAATTCACGCACAAGAAACGAGCTAAACGAGGGTTTTATTATTGGTCAGAGAAAAACCCAGATCAAATATTGCACGAGTTTCATTTGTCAGACTTTGCCAAGTGCAGAGCGTTTAAACAACTTAAGGTTCAATTATGACCAAACAAGATATTCAAGAACTTGCAGAAAATGCTTTGCATGAGGCTTGCCGACACATTCAAGACGCTTTAGGCGTGACAACTGGAGACACTGCGGGTATGTTTTTCACTGGTGCTCGTGAGGAGATTATTTTAGATTTTCTCACAGCATATATTGAAACTGAGTTAATGTTTAAAACAGAATGAATTGGAAAACAAAATGACACAATTACAAGCACTTACACAATGCTTAGTTTTGGCTATAACTGCACCAGACGACCACAAAGCTCAACGAGCAAGCGAATTAGCGGAACAATTAGCTAGAGGTTTATCAGTTGACCAAGTAGAAGATTGCAAGGCGCAAGCTCTTGAATTGGTGGAGACATTATGACTTTTAGAACTTATCTCATTGAGTTTTACCCATACCCTGATTGTGTTCATGCTGAATATGATGAAACAAGCGCAGAATCTTTAGAGGATGCGGTGGCTGAACTTAAAAAGTATCACCCAGAAGCTGAGATTTTGAACACCTACATACACACAGCGTGTTTAAACGATCTATGATTTTTGCTTGCATCGCCTTAATTCTGCGAATACTTGGCGGGAAACGCTAAACCCTCAGACCCTCTTAGGAGGGTTTTTTCTTGTCTGGCATAGGTTGATATGGGCAAGCCCTTAAAAGAGCCTAGAACGGGCTTTTAGAGCCTTTGGTGGGCATTTCCTCGCACAATCTGCGAATAGTCTCATTCAACGCCTCTATCTGATCCATCTTCCTTATCGACCACGCCCGTTTTTGCCCATGCCATCCAAGCACAGGGTTTCGGTGGCAATCGACACAAAGAGCGATGCAAGTGTATTGCAGACCTTGTTTGTAATGGTGGGCTTCGCTTGGTGGTGATGCTTCGCAGACTGAACACGGCAGACCTTTAACCCTCGCTAGGTGTAGCCTCTCCTTTGCGTTCAGTTTGTTATTCATTGGGTGGCTTTTTGTTCCATTCGGGCAGAGTATTGCTCTGTGCGCCACACCTCAATGCGGGCTTGTGCCGCAGTCATAAGCCAACGAAAACGCTCTTCCCTCTCCACAGCTTCCCTGATTCCTTCAAGTATTTCGATGTAGTCGGCATGAGCATAGGCAAAGGTTTCTTGTTTGCCAAGAACTTCTGTACCCGCTTGACTCATGAGTTGAGCCTTGCGTGACTTTAAAAAACCCTCAAGAAAGATTCGACTAGCTTTAGCCTTGCTATAAGGTTCTGCTGTGTCAATTAGGAATTGTATTGCTTTGGTTGGTTCGTTCATGCTTGTCCCCTTGCTCGGATGGCGCTTGCAAGCAGATCAGCATCACATCTGCGATGGTTAGATAAGTCTTTTTTCTGAGCACGTTCATCACACACCTTTGCACACGCCTCACGCTCATGCTCTGCTACTAGCTTGACAAAGGCTTGTAATTGCTCGGTGTAAAAAGAGTAAATGTATTCACCACTTGGATGAACACCAAAGGCGGCAGTTTGCTTTGCCATCTTTTCGAGTTCATCTAGTTTCATACATCCTCCATCTTGTTTTTTTGATATTCCTTGTAGAGTAAAACTACTTCTTTTGCTGTCGTCTTGTCAGGATATGCGTATTCACCATCGGTTATGTAAACAGGTAATCCAAATTTCATTACTCCACTATCACCCCATAAATCTACATAAAAAGCAGAATAATAAAATCTGCCTCTTTTTGTATAACCAATACTTTCCGCAACATCAGTTGCAGTAATACGTTTTTTTGTCATACATCTTCCATCTTGTAATTCAGTTTGTGGTGCTGAAACCTCATTGCTGCTTCCATTTCCAATTCAGCACAAGCCTCTTGTGACATACATCCCACAATATCACGCCCAGAGAACCAAACTTCTTTGATTGATTCGTTATAGGTGGATTTGTCCTCGTCTATTTCGTATTGATAGACAACTGTCACTACTTCGCTACCTTGACCAATTGTTGTGTCAAATTCCCAAGTTGATTCCATGATGTAACTCCTGTTTAAAATTAAATGTTATTCCTTTTATGAAATGTTTTGAATAGGGATAAACCCTTAGTCCAAGCATTCTTTTACGCAAATATCCACGCCTGGCAGACTTGAATAAACCTTGGTTACATGGATGTTTATGATCTGCGAGTCGTCATGGTAGACAACCCCGTTCATGCCATCTTCTACGCTTTTTAGGATATTACTTGCGTCAGGCTTCTTTGTTGGCTTCTCTGACCCATTAGAAATGGCTTCTAACCGCTTTTTAGTGCATGACTTAGGGATTGGTACTCTGATGTACAAATAAAGGCTCACAGGGGTTTCTAGTGGCTCTGAAGCACCCATTGCCTCAATTGCAGCATCTTTGATTAAGGCTTCATAGGTTCTTGTCTTCTCAGGGGTGTAGGTGCTGACAAAGTTTCCCCTCTTGACATACCTTGCCCTTTGTTTGCCAACAGGGTTAGCGTCTACTTTAAAAGTTACCATAAAAGTCATAAAAGTGTTCCTTCTCTCATCTGTGCCATGTAAGCTCGAATTCGATCTCTAGCACCAGTACCATAGATTCGCTCTGCCCGTTCAAGTCTTGCTCTAATCAGGTCGGAATTACGGCTTGATTCCCAATTACGATAAAGCTCCCTTGCTTCTGCTTGCTCTAGGATTACTCTATCGCCTTGAATGCTTCTTCTACTCCAAGTCACCAGTTAACTCCAATGCTTGGTTTATCAGGTGTATCGGAAATGGTACGCCTTCACGTACCTTGTCTAGCAGTCTCATGGCTTCAAAGTAATTCAAAACATAGCCTCTTGAGTTTGTTTAGGTTGCTCATGTGCAAACAGTTGTGGTTGTGAAGCAGCTTGCTCTATACGTTTACAGGCAATGTCAAAGTATTTTTGTTCTCGCTCAATTCCGATAAATTTTCGTCCCATCTGAATTGCAGCTACTCCAGTTGTACCGCTACCCATAAATGGGTCTAAGATAGTTCCAGAAGTCCATTCAACAAACTTACACATCAAACCTACTGGTTTTTCTGTAGGATGAAATTCATTGTTTGTTCTTGGATATTCAATTACATCTGTTGGTCTTTGCTTTGGAAAAAAATGATTTTGCATTGCATAGAAAAAAGCAACTTCAGTTTGTCTAGCGTGTTCATGGTGCAAGTCACCCATTGACCAATTATTTTTTACCCATGTAATTAAACTTTTTGGTTTTGGATAGTCATAAATGTTATCCCATCTACCAAAAGCATAAATTGAATGATTTGTGTTTTCCAAGCACCATTTAATTACTTCAATTGCAATCTCAGCAGATTCATCGTTAGCAATTTTTAAATGTTTTTCATGTCTGAAATTAGATTGAAAACTCATTCCATAAGGAGGGTCAGTAATGACAGCATCAACTTTGTTTATCAATGGTAAAACTTCTAAACAGTCGCTAAGATAAAGCGTTGCATTTCCAATTTCTACTTTCATGCTTTACTCCTTATTTGAGCCATCCTAGCCAATACCTCAAATGGTATGGGTGCGGCTTTTTTTGCGTCTTCCTCAATCTTCAGCAAAGCAGGGTCAGGCTCATTTGATGACGCAACAGTGAGCCTTACTTTGTCGGCAGGGTTTGGTTTAACAATCCACTCTGCTTTTAAACCTTGGCTACCTCGGCTGCACCATTCAGCCAAAAACTTCTCCAAAGGCCAACCAAGTATCTTTGCTTCAGCAATAGCACCATTCAAAACAGTTTGGGTAATCGGTGCTTTTTTGCTTTTACGCAAGGCTACCCAATCACCCCAAATTTGTTGAGAAACATCTGGTGGGCAAGCAACGACAGTTGCGCTCTCTCTCTTTGGTTTATGGTTAGTGGTTATTGGTTCTTGGTTATTGGTTGGTTGAACATCTGTTGAACGCTCGTCTAACGCCTGTTCAACGCTCGTTGGACTCTTGCTCATCGCTCGTTTGAGTGCTGATGCTTTTCCAGCCTTAGAAGCAGTAGTTAATTGCTGTTTATAGTGTTCAAGTTCTTTGTCACATCTAGTGTGATGCCAACACTTATTTTGCTCATCAAGAACAAAAAACATTCCTAACAAACCTTCAAGAACTTCTTGATTTTCTCTAGTTCCTGTCTTCATTCCAAGTTCAAATATACTGTTTGGCAATGGCTTTTCTGAGTCGTAGTAAAGCCATATAAGTTTGAGATAAATCCCAATTTCTTCGTTGGTTAAAAATGAAGTGTCCTTGATGAAATCACCAATATGATGCTGATAGTAGTGCATATAAATTCCGCTTTTTAAACACCCTTAGAAAGAAACTGCGGCAGGAGAAGGGATAACTCTTTTCGATAGGGAGATCAAGCCCTATCTAGCCGTGTTTCAAAACATTGTATCAAATATATTGATTGTTGGTAATTTCATTTGATGGCTGTTTGCCAAGCAATCTACGGGCTTGCGAATTCATCACCGCATACTCAGCCTTTGTAAAGATGCCTTGGGCATTACGAATGTCAAACGGGTTGAGCAAACACCTAGGCGCATCATTGGTGGGTTTTTCATCATCAATCATGTGTTCAACAAGGGTGTATCGCATTATCCAACAACGCCCCATCCTAATCTTTTCAGCAGTAGCTTGCTTCTTACGAACAAGTTTCTTGCAAGCAGCGACAAGGGAAGTTCTTTGGATGCCCGTCAGGTTCTCCATTTCATAGGAAGTTAGCGATCCATTTTGCAGACATTTGATGATGGCTTCTTGGGTCATAGGTTCTCCAGGTTGATTGGGCGGTTTAGATGGAGTTCTAGCGTTCTGGCAAGCAAAGCTGTTACAGCCGCATCAAAGTCCTCTGGTTCGGTTGTATAAGCATCTGCCATTGTTTGAGAGTACCCAAGCAAGGCTTCAGCGCATCTTTTTTCAAGTATTTCTATGTGCATAAGAGGAAGGAAGGAGAGGAAGGGCTATTTACTAATAGGACAAGTCTTTTTAGATTAGCATAGAAAAAAAGTGTTCACAACTAGGGAAAACCCCTATGTAAATTCAGGAAAAGGTGTGGCACATTATCGGTGTGGGCAGTAAATAACCCACATTTTTAATAACCAAATAGGAGTGAATATGAAACATCAACCAGCTTTTCCTTGCCAGTATGAAGAGTATTTTCCTTTGGGAAACGGCATGACCTTGCGTGACTACTTTGCTGCCAAGGCTATGCAAGCCTTTATTTCGGCATATCCGTGTCAAGGAATTGATCTTGAAGATGGCGGAATATCTGTTGATCACCCTTCAATTGCGGGTGACGCTTACGCAATGGCAGACGAAATGCTTGAAGCAAGGGGCGAATGATGCCAATTCTTAATGGAAAAAAGGTTGTAGACCTAGAGGTGGGTGGAGTAGATAGCACAGATTATCCGGACTTTTCTGATGCCTACTTTTCAGGTGGTTGCTACGAAGATGGGATACCACTAACAGACGATGAGTTAAATAAGCTCACCGATCTAGCGGGTGATGTTCTGTGGGAGATGGCTTTCGATAGTCTGATATGAAAACACTATTTCAAACCTATGTGTCAGAGTTCTCAGACATACACTACTGCCCTTATTGCCTGGCAATCAAGGGAAACAAAATAGTTTGCTGCCAAGAAGCAGACTTTATCGAATTCAAGGACTTAGACCTTGACCAACAAAAAGCAATCATTGAAGACGAATTAGATACTTACAGGAGTTAATATGACAATAGAAATGCTACTTAAAAAGAACGTCAACGAACACGTTGAGAAGAAAAACGGCCTATCCTATCTATCATGGGCTTGGGCATGGGCAGAGGCTCTTAAAGCCGATCCTACCGCCAACTACAAGATAGAGATGTTTAATTGCAAGTGCTACATGGAAATCAACGGCACAGCAATGGTGTTCGTTACAGTTACCATGTTTGATAAGCCAATGACTTGCCAACTGCCCGTGATGGACTACAGAAACAAGGCCATCCTTAACCCTGATGCGTTTGCAGTAAACACGGCAATCATGCGTTGTATGACCAAAGCCCTAGCACTACATGGACTCGGGCTGTACTTGTATAGTGGAGAAGACGTTCCAGAAGAGGGTGATAAACATGAGAAGATCATCATCAGCCCTACTCAGGGTGCGGCAGATAACATCCCAATCGAGGAATTACAATATTTGCAAGAGATGGCAATGGAATTGATTGCCATGTGTGAGCAAGGTGACCCCAAGGCGGCTTGGGATAAGTTGGAAGGAGAGAACCTAGATAGCGAACAAAAGATCGCCCTATGGACACTCCTACCCAGTAAAGTGCGTGCAGCGTTAAAGAAAGCGAAGGAAATGTGATGGAAAAAAAAGATAATTCTGGGGTTTTGTTTAAAAATGACAAAAAGGAATCAGAGAAGCATCCTGATTACAAAGGGAACATTACTGTAGGCGGTCAGGATTACTGGCTATCTGCATGGATTAAAGAGGGCAAATCAGGCAAGTTCATGGGTTTAGCAGTATCACCCAAAGAAGAGTATCAGCCCAAACAAGCCCCTAAAAAGGCAAGTTTTGAAGACAGCGACCTTCCTTTTTGATAAACTTTCATCGGGGTGAAAGCTGTTTTTACTTTTTTGAAAGCTAGTAGGCGAACAGTCGTAGCCCCACCCAATAGGAGTTAATAATGGATATTAAAAGTGCTTTCGATAAAATGTTTAACTTACCTAACTTTCCACGAGTTAGGACTACAGACCCTCTCACTTCATTTGAAGCAGCAGAGTCTATCAAGCCAGTAGCGTCTAAACACTATCTAATCATCTTGGATTGTTTGCAGACTCATGGTGCGCTTGGGAAGGATGGAATAGCATCTCTGACCAAACTAAATAATATGCAAGTTGCTAGACGCTTACATGAGATGGAAAGAATAAATCTTATCCGTCTAACTGGTAAAACAGTTAAATCAAGCTCAGGCAGAAACGAAAGAGAATGGTCAGTATGATAGAAAAACCACCTTATTCCAAGATCAGCTACCCCTCTGTGCCAAACAAGGATTTCAAATGGTCTTCAGGATCAGACGTTCAAGCCATCTGGAGAAAGTTTGGATGGACTCCACCCTCTGAGAAGATGCTGCCACCACCACCCGAGAAATATCAAGAGCCTCTAAGGAGAGTGCGATGACTAAAGATAAAGCATTGCGCCTAGCACTTAAAGCGTTAAAAGATTTTAGTGTTACTGATAAACAGGCATCTGAAGCATCTGCTGCCATTAAATTAGCACTAAAAATACCAAAACATAGATGGCAAGGTTTTACAGCAGATGAATTTGTGTACTTTTGCTCTTATGTTGACCATGAAACTCTTGACCAAATTGAAAATACCTTAAGGAAAAGAAATGTACAAACTTAAAATTGATTTTTGGGATGGTTGCGGATCAGTAACCATCAGGCATGACGAATACTCTAAAGTTGCCCTAATTCAAAGTTTCATTGAATTTATGGAATACAGAGATTGGGATACAGACAAAGAAATAGAAGATGATGAGTTTGAAGAAGTGCCAACAAACGATAGTTAGTCTCTACTTTGCCAACAGATAAAGCCCCACATTGCTAAAGGCGTACCCTGCGTACACGATAGCCATGTGTGGGTTATCTTTCCAAAGCTGTTCACCAGCAATATAGGCATAGATAGCCCCTGTAAGAATGATTAGCCAAGCACTCAAAATGCACCTACATCAATTACTTCGCCTCTAAACTCAATCTGATCCTCATCAAATTTATGGACGAGTTCAGGCCATAAAAGCTGACCATTGAAGAAGTTTAGCACAGCAAATCCTGATCGGTGATTGCCTGGATTCAGTTCAGCATAATTAAATTGAGGGCCATCAATTTCAGCAAGTGTCCCTGTATCTACCCCGTATCTACATCCGTTGTAATCAGAGAATGGCGTGACCTTTAGGCTATGCAAGTGTCCAGTAATTATCGACACACCAGCGTTAACTGTATTGTTGTGAGTGGCATGGATTCCACCTTTGTATCGGTGCTTGATAATCACATTCTCGGTAGGCCATACCGCCCAACAGAATTCCCAATCTAGGAAATGGTCTGTCAGTTTAAAACCTAACACTTCTTTGTACTGTGGTGCGTGTTGGGCTAAACGATTGCCAAACCTAACATCGTGATTTCCCCATGTCCACAGTAGCTTTACATTATGCCTTGCTGCTTTAGCTACCTCCTCAATCTCACCCAACGCAGCTTGCGTAGATTTTAGTTCTTGAATAACAGTAGTCGCTGGCTGTTCAGTTACACCATGGCGAGAGATAGAAGCCCCATCAAACGCATCCCCGTTACAGATAATGGCTTTGGGTTTGAACTCTTGGATAGCCCATAGAAGCCCTTTAAGGGCTGTTGTTCGTTGACCAGGTATGAAGTGAGCATCTGAGAAGACTATGACAGTCCCATCTAGGATGCCAAGTTCTACTTGTTTTAAAGGAGAGAAAGACTTGGGTCTGTTTTTGTTATACAAATCACCTCGATGGTCTTTCGCATTGAGGGTCATGTTGTATTCTTTTTCAATCCATCTTCTGCGCAAATGGACTGCCCTGTTATTTATACCAAGGTGTTCTGACATTCTTTGTGCAGACTGAAGTTGACCCCATAACTGGATGAACTCCATGTCAGTACACGTTTCATTATGTGCGCCCATTGGAATCCTTAGACAGTAACTTTTCTAGCAAGTTGATGACCCTATGCTCTTGCATTTCAATCTCATCTTGAGATGATTTAGGGTCTTGAGCCACAGTCATTAAATCGTGCAGAAATATATGAAGCAACTCGTGTAAAGCAGTCTGATCCAGAGACTCAGGTGTGATCTTTTCAGCACCAAAGTCACCTAGTCTGTAAGTAGCCAATCGAGCAGAAGCATTAAACTCAACAGAAGCCATAGCAGCCTTTGCTGGTTTACTTCCTTTTTCAATTCTCCAATCACCCAGACTAAGCACTTGTTGCC